GGGCGGAGCTGGCGCAGCCGGTACAGCAATGATTGATATGGCTGACAAGACTAAAGACGCTTTTAAGAGCTCTATGGATATTCACAGTCCATCCCGTGTATTTAATGAGTACGGGGGCTTTATTACAACCGGTCTAGCTGAGGGTGTCGGTGAGGGCGCAAATGAACCTATAAACGCTATGCAGAGCTTGTCTGGTGAGATTAGAACGCCTTTTAACTCATTGTACTCAGACTTTACTTATGTCGGAGATATGGCTATGGCGGGACTTAATGCCGGTCTTAATAATGGTGCTGGTGCTGTAATGTCAACCGCTGCTAGTATCGCTGCTAGAGTGAGAGATACTATTAAAGGGGCTCTTGATATTCACAGTCCATCCCGTGTAATGAGAGATGAGATCGGGCGCTTTATCCCTCAAGGTATTGCAGTAGGTATTGAGAAAGATGCCGGTACTGTTAAAAATGCAATGTTACGCCTCAAGGATAGCATGATGATAGATGCCCGCCCAGAGATTGCACTAGGACTAGACAAGCAACTAGGCGCTCAAGTGTCAGTTAAACAAAGCAGCAAGCAAACTATTGCAGAAAAAATCAAGGTGACTATGGACAAATCTAGCGAATTGCTAGAGAAAGCCCTAGATGTAGCAGAAACAGCGGTCAAACGCCCAGCGGCTATGTACTTTGATGATGGTACGCTAGTTGCTAAGACAAGTGATAAGTTTGCAAGACAACAAACCGAGCAAACAAGACGAGATAACAGAATGAGGGGTATTTTAACATGACAAAGTTAATGACCTTTAACGGCGTTGATATGTCTAAGTTTTTCCGAATAACCGATATTATCCGCCCGATTGGTAACAAGAGGAGCGTGTCAACCGATAACGCCCCTCTTTTGGGCGTAAATATCCAACAGGTAAAGATTGACGGGAAAGAGCATACTATCAAGTTTACAATGTTTGCAGAAAATCCGGTTGCAATGGAAAGCCTCAAGCATGAGCTTGCCGGTGTCTTGAAAGTAACTGAGCCGGTTAAAATCACTTATGGAGATGAGCCGGATAAGTATTATCTAGGTATGCCGGTTGATGATGTTACGCCCGATAATGTCGCTAGATGGATGCAAAAATCAGAAATTAAACTCTTGATCCCGGATGGAGTGGCACACAGTACAGTTTATAAAAACTTTAATAGTGACTCAAACGCTCAAACCACAGCGGATAAAATGATTTTTGACCTCAAAAACAATGGTACAGTTGAGGCTTTCCCGATTGTCAGAGTCAAGCATAATGCTGAAAATGGTTATATTGGACTTGTCAATAGTAATACCGCTTTTGAGATGGGAAACCGTGAGGAGGCTGATACTGGTATTGTCAAGAAATCAGAGATTTTACTTGATTATCGAGATAACAAAATTTCAGAGGCTTTCAGTAGAGCTACAAAAAACAGGTCAATTACAAACTATGCTAACGAAAACGAAACAGGAACACCAGAGCTCTTAAATCTTTGGGGTAAAAACCACGTTAAGTTAAGAGAGCAATTTACTCAAGGACAGACTGGACACTATTCAACCGGGCTATCGTGGGACATTCCAATAGATGCAGCTGGTGAAACAGGTTCATTAAATGATTATATATTTTGTAAGCAAGTATTTATTGCAGACTCAGTAAAGCAATACGGGTATTTGAAAATAACTGTATCAGATACAGCCGGGCAATTTCTTTACGGTGTGGAAACATTTAAACGTTCACTAGGCTTAGATTGTGAGTTTAACGTTTTAAGACCGGATACCAAAGATAGATATAACTTTTTAAAGCGCCTTGTTTTTAAAGGGGCAGATGATAAGCGCTTAAATCCTTTCAGTAAAGAAAGAGGCCAATTTGAGATCAAGCGTAATGATAACGTGGTACAAGTGTATTATGACGGTTCACATTACAACTTTGTTATCCCAGAAATTAAAGGGAAAAAGTCAGCTAAAATCCATGTTACTTTAGGAGCTTTTCACGATAAACCTATGGTATCAAATATGTACCTAGATGAGTTAGTGTTTAGAAAAGACTTTGTACCTATGCTTGGTGATATTCCTAACCGTTACGCTATGGGCTCAACGGCTGTAATCAATAGTGAGGATGATACCGTATATATTGATGGTATCGCTAAGTCTAGTGAGGTGGTTGACGGTTCACAATGGCTAGCAATACCGCCTGGCAATTCTCAGCTAGAGATGTACTTTTCTAGTTTTATTAAGAAAAAGCCAACAGTAACAATCGAATTTGAGGAAAGGTGGCTCTAATCATGCTCTTAACTATTCATGATGCAAATTTGCAAAAGGTTGCTTTTGTTGATAATAGCAAGCAAAATACACTCAATTATTATGGCGATACATGGGTAAGAAGTTTGCCTACTGGATCATCTACTTTTGAGTTTACTGTTTTTAAAAAAGCTATTAAGTCAGATACAGCTTTAACTAGAGCCTATCACTACCTCAATGAAAGAGCATGGGTATCTTTTAGGTATAAAGGCAAGAGTTTTATATTTAACGTAATGACGGTTGAGGAAGATGAGCAAACGATAAAGTGTTATTGTGAAAACCTCAACCTTGAGCTTATCAATGAGATAGCTAACCCTTACAAGGCTACAAAGTCTATGAGTTTTGTTGAGTATTGTGAGGCTATGGATCTATTGTATTATACTCATCTAGCTATTGGTATCAATGAGGTATCAGATAAGAAAAGGACGATTGAGTGGCAAGGGCAAGAAACAAAACTTGCCCGCTTGCTCAGTCTAGCTAAACATTTTGATGCTGAGATTGAGTTTGATACACAATTAAACGCTGACAGCACCATTAAGAAGTTTAGCGTTAATGTTTATCATGAAAATGATGATAATCATCAAGGCGTAGGCCGTATCAGAAACGATATACAGTTAAAATATGGCAAAAATATCAAGTCAATCCGCCGTAAAGTTGACAAGACAGGTATCTTTAATACAATCCGCCCGACTGGTAAAAGAACGGTTAAAAATGGAGCCGGTGAAGATGTCGAGGAAGTGGTAACAATCCGAGGGCTTGACGATTGGAAGAAGTATAACAAAGACGGTATTTGTGAGTTTTACCAAAGAAACGAGTCCCTTTATGCACCTCTTTCAATGCAGCTCTATCCGTCAACATTCTCACACGGTACGGCTGAGGATCAATGGACAAGAAAAGACTTTAGCTATGATACTGACAACCCTAAAGAGTTGAGGCGTTTAGCATACAATGAACTTAAAAAACATTGTTACCCGGCTATCACTTACGAGGTGGACGGATATGTTGATGTCGAGATTGGCGATACAGTCAAGATACATGATGCGGGCTTTGCACCTCTCTTAACTATCCAAGCAAGGGTATCAGAGCAACGGATAAGCTTTTCAAATCCGGCAAGTAACAAAACAGTATTTTCAAACTTTAAAGCACTTGAAAATCAATTATCAGATGGCATACAAGAGGCTTTTGAGCGCTTGTTTGAGCAGTCTAAACCTTACACAATCAAACTTTCAACTAACAACGGTATCATCTTTAAAAATAATAGCGGTGAAAGTATTATCACTCCTACACTTTATAAGGGCGGCAAACTTATCACAGCCGGCGTAACGTGGAGATGGAGCTTAAATGATAAAGTGACTACTGGTATGACCTATACAGTAAGAGGGCAAGAGATAACTAATACAGTTACTTTAACGATTGGCGCTTATATTGGTAATGATAGAGTGGCAGTTGATGAGCTCTCACTTGTCAATGTAACAGATGGTCGAATTGGAGCGCCCGGTAAATCAACTCATATACACTTTGCTTTCTCAAACAACCCAGACGGCTCTAACTTATCTTTGACAGATAACGATCAGCGCTATTATGGTTACTACTCAGATATGGAAGAAGTTGCTAGCACAGATAAAGCAAGGTATAAATGGTTTGACCGCTGGACAAAGATAAAAGCAGACAAAGAGGAGTTAGAAAAAATCCTTGATACAAAAGCAGATCAAGGACTAACTCAAGAGCAACTTAACGCTCTTAATGAAAAGGCTCAAATTTACGAGGCAGAGTTAAAAGCAAAGGCATCAATGGAGGCCTTTAGTGAGCTAGAGAAAGCTTATAATGTCTTTGTTCAATCAAATGCTGAGGCTCAAGAGAAGTCTGAGTATGACTTAATTGAGGCTAGCCGTAGAATTGAGTTACTTACTACTGAGTTTGGAGGCATGAAAGAGCTCAAGACTTTCATTGATACGTATATGAGCTTTTCAAACGAGGGCATGATTATTGGTAAGAGTGATGCAAGCTCTACAATTAAGGTATCTCATGACCGGATCTCAATGCTTTCAGCCGGTAAAGAAGTAATGTATATCTCTCAAGGGGTTATCCATATTGACAACGGTATTTTCACAGCATCTATCCAAGTTGGACGGTTTAGAACTGAGGAGTACTACTTAAATCCGGATATAAATGTTATCCGTTATGTTGGTTAGGAGGGTAAAATGGCAAAATACAGTAATTCAAATAACGGTTTATACTTAAATGTATATATCGAGCAAGGCGCTCAGAATATTGCTGCTAATACAACTACTGTAAATTGGCGTGCGACAGTTAGTAGGCCGGTTTATTATCACACTTATAACTTACAAGGGGACAGTACACTTTCTCTTACTTTAGATGGGCGTAACGTTAACTCAAGCAATCCTAGATGGGAAGTTTGGGACGGAGAGGCTGAGCTTGCAAGTGGTTCAAGCGTTATCAATCATAATGCAGATGGGACTAAAACTTTTGCTCTTTCTTGCACGTTCAATCCTAATAATGGATTGCATAAAACAATGACAGTAACGGCGAATATAAGCCTATCACCTATACCACGATTGAGTGATTTGTCTATCGGTCAAGGCGTGATTGGTTCAAATCTTGCTATCACTATCAATAGACAAAACAATAATTTTACTCATACTTTAAGGTATTCATGGGCTGGTAAGAGTGGAACTATTGCTACAAATGTTGCAACTAGTCACTCATGGACTATCCCGGTTGACTTTGCTAACAATATCCCTAACTCTAACAGCGGTACAGGCACGCTCTATCTTGATACATATAGCGGTAATACCAAAATAGGAACTCAGAGCAAACAGTTTACAGCATCTATACCAAGCGGCCTCAAACCAAGTTTTACGGGTATCTCTTTAACAGATACTCATGCCGCTGCGGGTGCTTTACTTTCTGGTAATGACTTTTTGCAGATTATCTCAGATATTAAAGTTACTTTCAACGGTGCTAATGGTACTTATGGATCTAAAATAACAGGGTATCGGGCTGAGATTGTCGGAAAAAATCATATCGTGACCGAAAACGGCGGGCGCTTAGGTATGATGAACTTTAAAGGCTCAGCCTCTATCAGAGCTTACGTAATTGACAGTAGAGGGCAGCGGTCAGATGTAAAGACTGTAAATATCAATGTACTAGAGTATTTTGCCCCCTCTTTCAGCTTTTCAGCTCTTAGAACTAGAGAGCATCCGAATGTATTGCAAGTAATAAGAAATGCCCGAATTGCCCCTATTATGCAGTCTGGACGGCAAAGAAACACAATGGCTTTATCGTTCAAAGTTGCTCAACTAGGCAGCTCAAATTATACGGCTGATAATGGAAGTGCAACAGGGACTTATACAACAGTACATACACTCACTAACTCAGCCGCTAATCTAACGGGAAACTATCCGGCAAATAAATCCTTTCATGTAATCGGTAAGCTAGAGGATAAGTTTACAAGTGTTGAGTTTGCTTTTACAGTTGCTACTGAGAGCGTGGTTATGTCTTACGATAAGTATGGCCGTGTAGGTATTGGTAAAGTGGCAGAGTTTGGTAAACCGGGCTCTTTGGATGTACTAGGCGATATTTACTCAAACAATCAGCCTATTCAGCTATATCAGCTAACCGATAATATTGGAGGCCTTAACAAAGGTAGTGCTCAATGGAATGATGTTTGGAACAAACAAGGTACTGAATTTGGTTGGAGAAATGATAAGTACAGCGACAATCCTACTGGCAACGATTGGGGGCTTTTCCAAAATTATTGGCTTGACAGTTGGAAAGGCGTGCAATTTTTCACAGGTTTAAATTCAAAAAGGCTTTTCTTTAGAACTTACAACAACAACACAGAGTGGAAACCGTCACAATGGAAAGAGATTGCTACAAAGGATGACTTGCAGAAAGTTGTTACAAGGAAAATCGAGCTAGGCTGGTTCATTAACGGTAACGTAACAAGAAATGGCAATCTTGTCACAATTTCAACCGAAAGAAAAATCGCAGATATTGCAACAATTTCAGATTATCGAGAAGTCAAAGAAACAATACCAGCTGGATTTAGACCAGCTCAAGAAGTTGATTTTGTATTGCAAGGCTTGTCTGACTCAACAGTAACAGGTACGGCTATTTTGCACCTTGCCTCAGATGGAAAAATCCGTCTGACAAGTAAATCGCCGGGCAATAAATATTGGACAGGGACAGTCACTTACATTACAAATGATCCTTACCCTTAAAAGCGTAAAAAAACCTACATTAAATAGAAGATAATAATTTCAAAAGGAGGAAAATATATGAAATTTGAATTTGGTTCAAAATCTTTAGAATATGATGGCAGCGGTGCGGTATCGTCAACCAAAGTCACACTAGTAAACTCAGCGGGGGCAAATGTACCGGTATTCTTGCCGGCTGATAAAATCAGCTTGTCTAATACGGAACTGCTTGACCTTGCCCTTGATGTAATCTATCAAGAGAACTTTCCACAGCGTGCCGAAAATGAACGCTTTAGCAAGGTAGATCAAGAGTTACAGAAAAACAAAGAGGCAGCGGCTCAAGCTGAGCAAGCAGTAACAGAAACAAAAGAAAATCTTGATACTGTTTCAGCTATTACAGAGGTATTGATTGCTCTTGCTATTTCACAAAGTGGAGGTATGCCAACTCATACTTATGGCAAGGTAGCTGCATTCATCAAGCCACTTGCTAAGGACACACGTTACTCAAACGGAGACATCATCTCAGGTGCTTATCCGTTTGATACCAATCCGAAATGGCCAAAAGGCACACAAACTATCTTTAAGTTCCAAATGCAAGCTACAGAGGGTTACACTTGGAAAGAGCAATCACTTGCTGAGATGTTGCAGCAAGGTGTATTGACCGTGGTAATGCCCCGTATTGAGTAAGGAGAGGGTATGACATGGGTTGATTTAATTGAGAAATTGATACACGCTATCACACAGCTAGCCCCTACAATCGGAGTTATTGCTACGGGCTGGTTTGGTATGAAAGCTAGTAAATCCAGCAATCTTAATAAAGAGCAATTTCATGAGTTGAAAGATGAGTTAAACACTATCCACGCTATCGGTGAGGATAACAAGCAAAAAATATCAGAGGTCAATGACAAGCTCATTGTCCATGATAAAGCTCATCTAATAACTATGTACTTACGCCTTGAGCGTGATATAACAGTTGCTCTTAATAGAGGATATACAACAGTACATGAGGCTGACATTATTCATAAAATGCACAAAAGCTATAAAGCTCTAGGAGGCAATGGCCGGATTGATAGCTTGTTCAACAAATATAACACTTTAGATGTGAGGAACTAAAAATGAAAATTAACTGGAAGTTAAGACTTAAAAACAAAGCGACACTAGCCGCTATCATTGCTACTACAATCTTATTGGCTCAACAGCTGGGCTTTAAGTTACCTGACAATATCAGCGACGTAGCAAATACAGCTCTTACATTGCTTGTATTGATTGGCGTTGTTTCTGATCCAACAACAGCTGGGGTATCAGATAGTACAAGAGCTTTAAGTTATACAGAGCCAAGTGAGGACTAGCTAAAGAGAGCCCGTTTGGGTTCTCTTTCTTTAAGGAAAGGAGGTAAGTTATTGAAAAAAGCAATCGAGAAAAAAATAGCTCTAACTAGTAATGTTAGAGGTATTGAAAAATTAAATCATGAGCTTTATAGTCACGATAAAGAGATAGCTGAGTTTAAGTTTTCAATGGAGGGGCTGAGTGTTACAAAAGTAATCTGTCTATTTTACTTTAAAGCAACAAAGCGCTATAAAGAAGTCGAGGCTATCATTGAGGAAAACAGCTTTACAGTTAAGTTTGATAACTCATTGATTATTGCAACCGAAACAGTCACGGGCTATATTTACTTTGAAAAGGTTGAGCAGTCAGCGGATGTATATGCTTTCTCATTCCATGTAAAAGTTAGTGAGATTGACAAATCTAAACAAGCCCCTATAATGGAGCAACAAACAAAGCGTGTCATTGATGTAAATAACATTGTTACTAAAGATGAGCTTGCTGAGGCAATAGCTCAAAACATGCCTCAAACTCAAGGCGGGGCGTATGATGATAGTGAGCTGAGAGCTGAGCTATCTAAAAAAGCAAACAATGACGATTTAACACAATTAAGAGGCGATATTGAGGGTTTAAAAAACAAGCCTGGTATTGATACTAGTAACCTAGTAACAAAGCAAGAGCTTGAAAATAAAGGTTATCTCACTCAGCATCAATCATTGTCAAATTATGCAACAAAACAAGAAATACCTCAGCCGTACAATGATACAGAACTCAAGGAACGAGTGGGACAACTTGAAAACAAGCCGGTGGTTGATACCTCAAGTTTTGTAACAAATGAGGCTCTTGCTGGCAAGGGGTATCTCACTCAGCACCAAAGCCTAGAGGAGTACGCAAAAAAATCAGAAATACCTCAACCTTATAACGATACTGAGGTAAAGCAAAAACTAGCAGCTATCGAGGAACAAGGGAAAGGATATGCTACAAAGGAGCAGATAGCCTCAATACCTAAAACGCCTCAAAAACTAAACCTTAACGGGAACACTCTCACTCTATCAGATGGAGGAGGCAGCGTAACCTTACCACAAAATGCCCTGGCTAACACTAGCGGGCAAGTATCTGAGTATGAGATACACGGAGTCGGGATGCCTAACGGCAAGGTCAGCGCCCCTATTGGGACTACCTATGTTGACACCGCCGTTACCAATGGCGCTCTTAAATGGATCAAGCGTTCTGGTGCTGATAATCAAGGCTGGGAGGTGCTGACCGGTGACACCGGATGGCGAACTCTCACTATTGTTTCAAAACTAGGTAACTCATATCTAAAAGTAAGGCGCAAAAATGACATGGTTATGTACCAATTCGGAGGCCTCTCTTGGGGCTGGTTTGGTATTGTCAGACGTGGAGGCGCTGGGTATCAAGTCCAGCCTAGCGACCGTGAGCGAAACTGTTATATTCTAGGACTAAACGGGGTGCCGCAAGGCTTTAGGTCAGAATTTAGTCTGATAGGCGGTATCTATAATGATAAGGGAGTGTCCTATGGTACTTGGTATCTTGGAGGACTTGGTGACAGCAATATGTTGAGATTTCAATTCTCAGATCCGGTGCCTACGGATAGAGATATTGGAGATATTCGGGTAAGTGCAATATCTTACTTGACGAGTGAGCCGTGGCCTGCACGGCTACCATAAAAAAGGAGTAAAAAATGGCAGTAAATATTGATAATGCTATTGCTTGGATGCAAGCAAGAAAAGGTAAAGTAACATACAGTATGGAGTATCGGGACGGTGAGGAGTCTTACGATTGCTCAAGCTCAGTCTATTATGCTCTGAGAAGTGCTGGGGCAAGCTCGGCCGGCTGGGCTGTCAATACTGAGTACCAGCATAATTGGCTGATTGACAACGGCTACACTCTTATCTCTGAGAATACGCCGTGGAGCGCTCAGCGTGGAGATATTTTTATCTGGGGTAGAAAAGGTGCTAGTGCTGGTGCTGGTGGACATACAGGTATGTTTATTGACGAGGATAACATTATCCATTGTAATTATGCTTATGATGGCATCTCTATCAACGATCATGACGAGAGATGGCTAGCAGCCGGGCGGCCTTATTATTACATTTACCGTTTAACAAATCCGGATGTAACACCTAAAGAAGTCAAGAAAGGGTGGCAAAAAGACAATACCGGGTATTGGTACGCTAGAGCAAACGGTACATATCCTAAAGCTCAATTTGAGTACATTGAGGAAAATAAATCATGGTTTTATTTTGATGATAAAGGCTATGCTTACTCTGACAAATGGCTTAAATACAAAGATGGCAAGTGGTATTGGTTCGATAAGGACGGATACATGGCTACATCTTGGAAAAAAATCAATGGAAAATGGTACTATTTCAACCGTGATGGAGCTATGCAGAACGGCTGGGTTAAGTGGTATGATAAGTGGTACTATCTTGATGCTCAAAATGGCGAAATGAAATCAAATACTTTTGTGCCTTACAACGGAGGTTACTACTTGCTCTTACCAGATGGACGTATGGCAGATAAAGAGGCTTTCAAAATTGAGCCAGACGGCTTAATTACAACCTTGTAAATTTGTAAACTACTTTCAAATTTAATTACACTAACCGCTCAGATTTTGAGCGGTTTATTGTTTCAAAAGGGGCAAAAAAGGGGCAAAAATACCGTAAATTGCCGTAATCGTAAGTAAAACTTTTATAAAAAAGCTCACTTTATTCTTATTTTAAGAGCATATTGTAAAATACTGTAATCTATCGTGTGTCTAAAAGTTGCTGTGTGCTCTTTTTTCGTGCTTTTT